TCGCTCTGCTTTACCCACACGCCATTGTTGGCAGCCTGTTGTGGCTGCTGGGTATTCTGCGCGGCCTGTGCGGCAAGCTGCTGGCGAGCCGCCTGGATCGCCGGATTGTTGAACACGCTGTCATTGGTGATCGGCGCACCGCCGCCGGTCGCCGCAAGCAGTGAGTTCATGCCCTGGAGCGTGGTGGGCGAGAACTGTGCCTGCGTCGGGCCGGTATAGGTGTTGTAGCCCTTACCCTCGTCATAAAGCTTCATGGCGTCGGCCGCGCCCTTGGTGAGGAGCGGCTTCGCCCAGGACGGGGGCTCGTTGGTCTGCTTCGTCTCGCTGGATTTACCCATCGTCAGAGCCTCTTTTCGTAGACGACCGCTGTTGGCTGGTAGCCGCATGGCAGCAGATGCGCCGTCCAGCCGCTGGTTGCCTTGCTGGTGGAGCGGCCGATCAGCTTGGAAGTCTCGGCACCCTGTTCCTTCGCCCAAGCCTCGATTTCAGCAAGGAGCGGCATGCACTTCCTGAGTTTCGATCCGCCCACTTCGGCTAGGAGAAGCTGTTTCTTGCCACTGGCGTTGACGGTGACAATTTCCGTGATCGGCGTCAGGACAACGCGACCGTTTTCGGTGCATATCCAGAGCTGACGCTTGCCTTGCGCGCATTCGGCGATGATGTTTTCGACGGTCTCTTCTGGGAACTTGGCACAATAGGTTTCGAGGCAGCGCACGATGTCGGGCCAATACGGCTGCATCTCCTCCGCGCTCATGCCAGAGGTCAGGCGGATGTCCATTATCCCGACCGTCCCGGAACTTCCGCCACCGACACGATCACGTCGATCGCACTGGCAAAGCTGGCCTGCACCCTGATTTCGTCATCCACCTTCAATGCGAAAGCCTCCAAAGGAAGCCAGACCGCGCTGTTTGCAGGGACCGTATGCTGGTAGAGCAGCCGATAGGCGCTGTTGTCCGCGTCGCTGAACCAGCCCACCGTTGCCGTGCGGTCTGTCCCGGTGACATTGGCCAGCCGAATACCGACAACCTGGGTATAGCCCGTCGCCGTGAAAACGGTCGTGTCGTTCGTGGTGTCGAGATGCGCACCGACAAGACGGGTGTTGTTGGCGACGTAATTGCTCACGCCTGCCCCTCCGTGACCCCATCCGGTTCAACGCCGTGAATATCGCCCCACACGTTCGAGGGATCGGACGGGATGGTGATTTCAAAGCGATGGAAGCGCCCGCTGGCTCGGGCCGGGATAAGCCCCGTCCTCTGGCTTGCCGCGGCTGGCAGTTTCCATGTTCCCGTATCGCCGGCCCAATCCTTGGCGCGGACACGACCATTGATCATTGGCGCATCGCAGAGCGGCCGGAAACCACGAACGAATGTCCGACCCGTTCCGCCAGAGAGATCAGCATCACCGGTCTGCAACGTGGCGGCCAAAGGCGCGCCGGAGAACACGCCGAACTTGAATTCATCATTGATCGCGGCGATCAGCGGCGTCGAGCCGGCCCAAGCGCGGCTGTCCAAGGAGAATGGCAAGTCTTTCAGCGCCAGCCCAAGGCTATCGAGGCTGTCGAGTGTATATCCTGGTGTCACCGCGTCGATGAGGCCGGTGAGGATGGTTCCCGGCTTCAGCAGCGACCATCGATCGATCCCGTAGTGGTAGAGCAGCACCTTGTCATAGGACATCGGCACCGTGTTTTCGTTGGACCTATAAGCCCAATAGACGATCTTGCGGTTTGGATCTTCCGAGCCGTAGACGTGGAACAGTTCGGTGTGATCGACATCTTGCAGGAAGAAATTATCGACACGCTCCACGCCAATGGGGACCGGAGGCGTGCCGTAGCGATAGAAACCATCATCGGACAGGTAGAAGATGCCCTGCCCGGTCTGCACGATGGAACGAGGCGCCAGGCAGCCATGGTTCGCCACGGTCTGAGAGAACGTCATCACCAGCGACGTATCGAGCGCCAAGGTGCCTTCGCGGATCGATTCCGCATGGAAGATCACGCAACCCTTGTTGCCGCCGGCAAACCCCATTATCTCGCCGCCGTCAGGGAAAGACTGGAAGTCCGACGATCTCTCGCGCGGTGTCCACCACTCGGAATTGTTCAGGCCCGACCACTGGATACGGCGCTGGTCCGTGACCTGGTTGGCAAGAACGACGAAATCGCCCAGCGTACCGGTGTAATAGGCCTTTGGGGGCGAGCCAGCCAGATCGGCGAAAGCAACAGGCGTGTTGATGTCGATCCATTGGACTTCATTGGCACCGTTCGTGGCGATCAGACGGCTACCGAACTGCGCGAAGTCCCATTTGCGGTCTGCGGAGCCGGTATAGCCCCCAACGCGTGACACGTCGGTCCAACCGAGCGTGGCCACGTCGAACATGTAGAGCGCGTCCTGCGTGCCGGCGAAGAGGCGATACTGTCCGTTCTCGACATAGGCGAGGTAGGTTCCCATCGGCGCATCGGGGAGTGCGTCGGAAAGGGCAACGAACGCCGGGAAAGGCCCATAGGAATTGGCCTTCGGCAGGACGTTCTCCATTCTGTCGCTGAAGGACGGATCGAACGTCGATCGATCCGGGCCGAACTCCGCAAATGGGATCATGATAGCGACCACGCCCACGGATAATTGCCGCGCACGATGCGCCCTACACGCTGCAATGCAGGGTCGACGGTCGCTATCGCCCGGTTCTGCTGCGCGATGTAATGCCGGACTTCGGGAATGCCGCTGTTGAGAACGGCTTGGAACTGAGCCGCATATGGGCTGGCCTGGATGAATAGCCCGCCCCACACCAGCGTTGCCGCCAGATATAGATCAGGATGGTAGGTCAGGAGCCAGTTCGTCGGCGCATCTTCCGAGAGCTTGAACCTCTGCTGGAAGCGGAAGCGGAAGGAATAGGCCTGATCGAGCGGGCAGTTGAAAACGATGTCGGTCCCATCGATCGCCCAATAGCGCGGGCGCAAGGAAAGCGTCTGATACGGGAAAGTCCCGTCCGCCTTTTGCGTCAGTTCCGTCTCTGCCGGGATAATGCCGTCATTCAGGAACAGCCCGACAGGCGCCGCCATGCTGAGCGACGTGATATCGATCTTGGGGTTGTCCAGGATACCGGTCAGGGTAGTGTTCAGTTCGATCGGCACCAGTTCCCGGTTGAGCCTTGCCTCTCCCAGCGCAACGAAGTCGCCAGCGTTGCCGGAAAGATCGGCGCGCGCCATCCAGTCGGTGACGGAGGCCAGCAGATCGTCGTAGCTATCGAGCGCCATGCTGCTGTTCCTTGAGCCATTTGGCCGGATCGCCGGTGTAGGAGTTCAGGCCGCCGTGATGCTTCAGGATGATCGAGGGATCGAGGAGAACCGAGCCGCCAGTTTCGTGCCATAAACGGCAGAAGCCGTAGTCCTCGCCGTACAGAACACCGTCATGCACACCGGTCGGGAAGTAGTCGCACCACTCCTGTCCGACGCTATCGCGGTACCGCTGGGCGGGGATGCTCTCGAATGCCTTGCGGGAAACTTTCAGGAAACCACCCGGCAACCCGTCGACCTTGTAGAGATCGCCCACCGGTTCCGGCTTTCCGTGGACATGATAGGTTTCCCTCTCATGCTTCGGCCGGTAGGTGGCCCCGATGACCTCGTGGGGCTGTCTTGCCAACCGGATCAGATCCCCGCCGGCCCAACTGATATCCGCATCAACGAACACCATGCAGGATGCTTCCTGGATATCCAGGAACTGCTTGGCGAGCTTATTCCTCGCAATGCCGATTAGGGCCGTGCCGATCTGCCATTGAACGAGAATGTGGACGCCCTGCCGAAAGCCAATAAACTGTTCGGCCAGTAGGGCGTCCACGGTTTGCGCGCACGGCTTCCCGTCATGGACAGGAATACCGACGCATATCAGCATCAGCCGACAACACCGCCGAGTTTGAGCGCAGTATAGAGCTCAACGAACGCCGCTGCGATATCGGCCGGCGTCGTCTCGCCTGCGGTCAATGCGGCACTGGAGGTGCAGACCTGCTGCACGACCGGCGTCTTGCCGTAGAACGCTACCTTGTCGGTTGCGGACTGGCCAAGGGTGACGCCGCTGGCGCCCCCGTCAGAAAGCTGTTTTGCAGCCATTTTCGTAGTTCCTTCGATTTTGAGGAAAGAAAGCGGCCCCGATCAAGGGCCGCCAATGGATCAGGCCGAACCGCTGATGCGCAGTGCCTGGCGCGGGTCGATCGCCTTGGTGCCGTAGAGCATGTCCAGACGCCAGGCGCTCACGTCGTTGATGCCGTCATAGACGGGGATCACGCGGACGCTGGTACCCTTGTAGGTGCGGCGGGACACATCGACTGCGCCGGGAGGCGAGACGAGCGGGACCGAGACAAGCGCGAAGGCCTTTTCCGTGAACATCATGTTCTGGCGGTAGCCGGTGCTCGCGGTGCCGATCGCGGTGATCGCCGCCGAGTTCAGGTCGGTCGTGCCCGATGCCACAGCCACGTTCTGGAATGCACCAGTCCAGATCATCGCCGGGTAGAACACCAGCGTGTTGGATGAGTACGAAACCACCGTGAACTGCTTGGCGAAGCCCAGATCGGCCTTCGATACCGGATTGACACCGTTCACGTTGGCAATCGTGAACACGTCGCCGGGGTTCAGGTTCACCGACGCAACCGTGATGGTCTGCTGCATCGTGTCCTTGACCGTGGCGTAGTCGATGGTCGAGGTGGTCACCGACTGGTTGATGGTGCCGGAGAGGTCCGAACCCGTGATGTGGGTCGGGACGTTCTGCGACATGTAGGTGTCGACGCCGCCGATCATGCCGAGAGAACCCTGACGATAGGCGCCCTTGGCCGCGTCCTGGATGTAGAGCGCGGTCTGGGAACCCAGCAGACCCCAATGATCGGCCGGCGACAGGACGGCGCTGCGGCCATCGGTCGGGACGGCATATTCATCGAGACGCTGCGGACCAACAGCGAAGTCGGCATAGCTGTTGATCGTCTGGCCAGCGGTGCCGACCCAATTGGGGACGGACGCGTAGAGGGCCATCAGGTCGCGGTCGACCTGGTTGGCAAGCTGGACCATCGCCG